CATACGGTTGACGGCTTCTAATCCTTGGTCAAATTGGAACTGCACACCAGGGTCATTCAGGATCTGATCTGGGTTTTGGAGAATTGACTGGAATTCAGAAAGGGCCGAAAGACCAGTATCGTAGAAAGGCTGCTGTGCTTCTACAGCCCTTCCAGTGGCATCTCTGATAGACTTATTCGCTACTCCAGTGCCTGCCGTAGCGGCATCTAGCGCCCTGTTGCCGAATGTCGTTATATCCCCACGGGCCTGGTTAAACCCTTGGTTGATCTGGCTAATGCGGTTCTGTTCAGCATCTCGCAACTGCTGATTGTTGTAGATGTCAGCACCAGTCCCTACAAGATTTTGAATCCCTTGGGAAGTATTCTTTTGAAAGATGTTCTGACCTACAGCCAAAGCACCAGATGTAAGTAAGCTCGTTAGGTCTGCCATGTTTTACCTCGAATAAAAATTTGGTGCTTTTTGCGGTGTACCGAAACGGTCTCGCAGATAATGCAAATCTGCATATAGGCCATAAATTTTATCGGTTGGAGTGCCGAACCCGGAGGCCGCTTGTAGTTCTATATTCAATAAGAACAAGCTATCTACTTCCGGCATCGTAATAGCCTGAGCATCGGATACTTCCGTAATCATATGTTGCCACGCGGTTCCAGAAGCTGTATCAACAATATCAATTGTCGATGATGTGGGGAACGCAGCTTGATTATGCCCTTTGGCAATCTGGTGAGACAAACGCCAAGTTAATGTCCCCGCGTTTGTCCCATCAGTTGTCCAATGTATATGAGGGTAAACAGGCGAGTCTGGCTTTACATCATGAGTTATATGGAAACTAAGATTTACGCTATCACCAACCCCGAAAACATACCCTTTATAGGGGCCGCCATTCACAAGAGTCAGCGTAGGTGCGGATGGTCCAAGTGTTCCGATTGACATATCCGCAGTATTATCGTCCCATAAAGGGCCGCGAAGTTTCTCATAAATCCTATTGAACCAATTCCGCCATATAAAACCATCTATAACAGATGAATATGGAGGCGGTTCTAATTCAAAGTCATCTGCCAAGCTACAGCCCTTCCCTTAAATTGAAATCAAGAGTATAAACTTCGGTTCTACTGATATTTGCATCTGTTGGAATTGTTACTTCTATATTCCGTTGTTTAAACCTGCCTGCCCTGCCAAGAATATTGGAATTTCCTGCCGTAGAAACTTCTCTACTCAATAACTCAAGATCATGAGTTGGCAATCCTGCTGAATTTACCTCGCCTTCGTCATAAAAGCGCAACTGAGCTGTTTGACTTGACACCTCTTCCTCAGCATGTGTAACAAATGCGTTCAGACTTACATCGGTCATGAATTTATATTTTCCAGATTGGAAATTTTGATTCCCTGTTAAAATCTGAAATTGCACAGGCTCATTTGAATCACTGGGATGAGTAAGCATTCTGTACTTTCCTTCTGTAGCGATAATATCGCCATTAGAGATAATACTTCTAGATCCGGTACGACCGTTAGCGTGATCCCAGAAAAACGTTGAGTCAACAATTGGAATGCCCTCTATTGATTCTTCGTCATAGTCCCATTTATACCATTCATTGGCTAATGAATCATAAACATAGGTTTCCATAAAGATGGTGAAATCTATACTTAAAAAGTAACAATTTCTCCCTTGTATATGCAAACCTCCGCCATACATTTGTAGCCCAAAACCTTCCTGATCGGCTGTAACACTTGTTAAATACGCATCAAAGTCAGGTCTTGATATCTTTTGAATGGTATGACCAAGTATTTGATAAATACCTACACCCCCACCCGTAGCCTGTCCCATAAAATAAAGCGAATCCCCGATCTTTGTTGCTGTATCTACGCCATAGTGATAACAGCCAATATCATGAAAAACATCTTGCCTAACTGACAATGGAGAATTTGTTGGATTTCCAGCATGATAAAAATATTCTATTGATTCTTCGCCCAGTGCAATAAATTCATTTTGCAATAATTGCAGATTGACTCCTCTATCTATTTTCATTTCCGCTGTTATGTTGTCTCCACCGGCCCACGATGTTGGATCTTCTAGTGCAGAATTCCAAATAGTGCCGTTTGTATCCATTACATAAGCGCGTCCCTTTAAAACATCCCCACCTTTAGCAAGTTGTAATGCAGGTGTTTGGTTGGACGGGAACTGAAGATCGGTAATAGTTGCAACAACAGTAGGTGCGACCAAATCTATGTAATATCCTGCATTTCCTTCTGGATCTATAATGACTAGATACTCACCAACCTCAAACATATAAACTTTGCCGGAACCAGAAGCAAGCGTTGAGCCCGTGCAAGCTTGTAAACTTGAAATGCCCCAATAAACAGTTGTATCATTAACAGAATAAGTATATTCATTAGCATTATCGGCTGTGGCTTTCCGCCAGTGATAGATTCCCCTCCCTTCGGTTCCAGCCCCTTCTACGCTTGCATCTGTTTCAGTAAAAAAGATTGGTCTATTAACTGCAAATGGTTTATCGCCGGCCTCTATCATTCCATTAGTTATTCCAGAGGTAATTTTATATTGGCGCTGATACGAAACAGGATCTGTCATCCTGGCAAAACGTAATTTTGGCTGAAGCGGGAATTCCATTAGAAGTTTTGCACTCTTGCCGGTTGTGCGTTGTCGTCAATTGACAGTGATTTCTTGAGTGTTTTCTGCGCTAGCGCCAAATCGTTGTAATCAACAGGCACTCCGAATGCTTTGCAGATATTCGACTGATTGGCTAACAGCATAGTGATTTGGTTTTCAAACTGTTGAGGTATGTCATCATCCGGCCCCCAGTCTACGGAATGGTCAGCCTGAAGGTTGAGATACAGCGAATCGTAAGCATCCTGTATAAGAGTAGAGTCGTCAGAATTTATCGTCTGACCGGCCTGCAATACACCCATAAGCTGCACGCATTTCGTTGCAATTTCAGCTTTAGTCGCCATTACATTTCCTCTATGCTGTCTTTGTGCCGCTTAAGCCATTTAGCAGCGTCTTCTGTCGTGCAACCTGGTATGGGGTCTGATTGATACCATAACTCGAATGACAAACTCACCTGATGGGTCTTTGCATCACTTACAGAATCAAACTCTGCTCCATCAGTCGTCTTGTAAACAGTCTTAATCAGTTTCATTGACGCCACGCATATAGTTATCCATCTCCTTACGGAGACGGGTTTCTGACCATCTGCCGTCCACTTTTAGGCCAGCTTCGATAGCTTTGGATTTTAGTGTTTCACGGGGAACCTCCGCCTTTGGAACTTCCTCCAACTGCCAGTACAAACTAAATTTGCGCTGAAAATCCGGTTCCTTTACATCTACGGCAGAGCCATCGGCATTGAAGATGTACCCGTAGCATTTTAACGTCTTTCCGATGATGTTTTTGAAAATCATTTAAGTACTCAGTGCGGTTGCGATTAGTTGGATTCTGTTTTGTGTGCCATGGTTCTTTCTAGCACCATGCCATATGGTATGGGGCATGAATACAGTCAATCCCTCTTCGGGATAAATAGTCTCTACCACAGCCCCTGTCTCTGATTCCAATACATCCAAAGGGGCAGGGATGTCTCCAGGTTGTAAATAATGAATTAATGTCGTTCCGTTCAGTGGATAGTGAATATGTGGGTATTGTTCATCATACCCTTCGCCTTCTACAGGCACTTGAACAGAGAGATAGGTCTTTACGTGCTTGCATGGAATGCCTTTATTTATAAAGGCTGACCTTGCCATTTCACGGAAAGCTAGTGATTCTTCAGTCTGGACTTTTATCTGTTCCACCCTGCCACGTCCTTCCCACGTCTTTTTGACGTATTCAAGCCATTCAGGATGATAATCCCAGTATTCTTTATCTAGCATAAGGAAAGCCCCCTTTCGGGGGCATCCTGTTTACATGTTGTAGATGTAAAAGACAACAACGGTCACTTCCATTGCTACACCAGTTGCAGCAGCAGTGTTAGTTTCCAGTTGGATCTTAGTATCTACAGTAAAGGTCTTTGGACCTACAGTCTGAAGAACACCAAGCAAATTAAAGAAGTTTCCAGTCGGTGCCGTTTTAGAAGCATCACCTGTCCACGTTCCCAAATTGCCAAGTCCATCGGGATCGGCAGCGTCTACACCGTTTGCAGCCCAGCCAATATCAATATCGAGTGCTTCGATACCAGTATCGCCATCAATTGCTTGGATGTATCCACCAATCACTGTGGCCCCACCAGGGACCCAGCAAGCCTCGAAGATGTCACCATCTTCTGACGAAGCATCAACAGTTACAGTACCCCATGCGGCCTGAACACTCGCCGCAGGACCAGTACCACCCTTAGGGACGGTGGTTTTCGCCCGACTTCCAGTTAAAGTTGCAGCAGCCATTTCACACCTCCTTTAGATGTCTTTCGCGGCAGAATAGAAACCAGTTACCATGCCATGCTGCACATGCTGACTGGATGTCCCGGATGGGTTATCGTCGAAGAATGCCTTGTCAATATCATGCTTCAACTCGACTGCGGTTCCAGGCTGGAATTCATAGTCAGTCAAACGGTCCACAATAATCTTCGGACGTTGACCCAGACCATAACCAACTGCTTGAGCACCACAGAAGAACGCAGGGGATACACGACTGGAAGAATCACCAGCAGTTGCAAGCGAACTCCAGTCAGACCCGAATGAACTATCAATGAAATCTGCAATTTCCGGGATTTCACGAATAACCACGCCATCATATTCCAGATCGCCATCCCTCCAAAGGGGGTTAGAGCGATTGCGGGGCATGGCGGCCGAGTGGAAGGTTCCAAGGTTCGTCTTCAGATTGGCGAAGTTGAACGAATCGACAAAGGTAATGAACACCTCTTCCTCTTCCTGCATCTTCATAGGCCGAATGCGCGGACGTGCATTTTTCGCCATCCTCTTCATCAACGAGATGTCAGAGGCTTTCAGCTTGTCATTGGTTGTATCAACCTTTGCTAAGTCGGTAGCATGAACACCACTATGGTTAGAAGCGGCAGAACCGTAGATAACACGATCATCGTTGTTAGCTGCCCATGAGTTATACTGAGCTGCGGCAGCATCACCGTAGTTGTAGTATAGAGTACCGTTATGCACGGCACCCATGGCCTCAATGACATCATCACGGATTTTCTCCATGGACCAGTCAAGCAGTGC